CCATCTAAGTCAGCATCCAAAAGAAACGACTTCAACTGTTCATCGCCATCCAATGACCCATAATCTCTTGTTGGTGGCACTCTCCATAAAAAGCTTGTGTATATCTGAACAACATTCTTGCAATGGTTGTCTACAGGGGTGTGTCTTATTCTTGCGTCATATTCTTCTGGTGACTCTAAAACATAGCGGTGAAGGTAATAGCCGTTTTTGTAATCGTTACCGCCTAGATAACTACGAATGTAGAACTCCCAATTAGAAATATTTGAGTGCCATAAATCGTGTTTACTTGTAAGTGTTTCCCTATCCATTAACTCCACCTTTTAGGATGGCTTGGTGCAAAATTCCTTTTAAGTGGAAAATTATACTCTACTAAGTAGCCTAGAGCATCATTCATATGGTCATATCCACTATCTTTGTCTGGAATATGCGTACCTTCCTTATAAATCTGTCGTTCTATGCTTTTGATCGCATTTTTACAGGACTTAACAATAAATAAACTACTTTTACCATTTACGTTCTTTAACTTACTATTTACTGCGTTAATCCTATCCCTAACTAAAGGTGCTGTACTTCTACATCTTACATCAAAACCATTATTTTTCAAAATAGCTAAATCAGTTAAACCACCTGCACTTGTTTTTCTTTGTCTAGCACTTGGGTCTGGATATACCACTATTTGGACGTTCTTATATCTGGTTCTAATCTCCTCACACATTTCATTCGTATTACTACTATATATTTGTATCTCATCTATCATAAAAATTCTATCATTTTCTATAACACAAACAACCGCACTCATGGGGTCTACGTTGAAGTCTAAACCTATGTGTAATATTCCTGTGTTCTTGTTGTACTTTTCCACTATGTTTTTATCTCTACTAAAGTTGTAGTAAATCATTCCAGAATAATTAACAAATGTCGCTTCGTACTCTTGTTGAAACGTTCTAAGGTCTAAGTCTTGCTTTGCTTGTTCTATCTCGTCTTGTGATACCTGTTCGCCTTCTAGTGTCGTGTATTTAAAAGACGACCAATCGTTGTTTGTTTCCCCTTGCTTATATAACTCATACGACCAGTTGCCGAACCCTCTAGGACTACCACAGAATAACGCATGACCTTTTGTGTCTGACAATGTAGGTCTAAGCACCTCGTACCAAGCATCTTTATGAACGTCAGCAAACTCATCTATGCAAAGAAAATCTAAGCCTACACCTCTCAAGCTTTGTTCATTGTCTGAACCTCTCAAAGTTATGGTTGAATTGTTTTTTAAGGTTAAAGTCAAATCACTGTGGTTTATATTCTTAACCCACTTATGATGTATCATCTTTTCTTTAAGAACACCCCAACAGATAGCTTTAGCCTGTCTATAACTGGGTGCAACATACCAAACCTTTTTATTAGGCTGACTTGCAAACTTTGCTAATTCATTTATGGCTAAATATGTTTTACCGAACCTACGCCCTGTGATAAGCACTCTAAAGCGTGAGTCATCTTTGATAACTTTCTTTTGTGGTGCTGTAAGTGGCATTAATCAGCCGACCACACTAGCGGTTCATCTAGTTCACTTTGTTCTATCTTATCTTGTTGACCCAAAATATTCTTACCTAGAAATATTTGCATGGTCACATTGCCACTTTCAGCCGACTTCCATTGTAGCTGTCTAAGACGCATTTTCATCTGTGACCGCCCTTTTCTGAGATATTCCGAATAACTCTTCTCTAAAAGGTCTGGAGAGCAACCAAAAAAGTCAGCCATTTCAATGTTAGTACAACCGAATGATGCAAGTTTTTGTAGTTGTTTTGTATCTATGTTGTACTTCTTTGGTCTAGCCATCCTATTTTAACCCTATAGTAAGGTGGTGTGGTACAGGCTTCTCAAGGTTCAACCACTAATCACCTGTACTGCGACAGAGAACAGTCCTTAACTATGTCCACTCAGTACCACAAATAACATTTAGCAATAAATATTTTATTTTTAAAGTTTTTTCTTTTTTTGTCTTCTTTGTTTCTCTGCAAGTTTTTTCCATTTTTCAACTGTTTCCTTTTTAAATACTCTAGTATTTCTTTGACCTGTATCTGGAACAATTGGTTTTAGTGCAAATATTTTTTCGTAATCTTTATCCATTAAGGTAACTCCGAATAATAATTTATAACCCTTCTACAATTCTTTTTTGTAGAAATAGGGTCACGAATTTGGTTGATGGCTGTGGCTAACGCTATACATTCAGCATGATTGTCAAAGACAAGGCGGTGAACTTCAACATTAGGGTTTTCTATATCTGTGATAGTAATGAGATACATGGTGTATGTAATAATCTCTAGCATATCTTTTTAGCTTTTTTGCCAGTAAAGTTTTCCCATCTCTCAATAATTACGTCTACATATTTAGGGTCTAATTCAAAACCATAACATATTCTTTTGGTTTTTTCACAACCTATTAAAGTAGAACCAGAACCTAAAAAAGGGTCATAGCAAATTCTATTTTTCAGTAAACTATTATTTAAAGCTCTGACTGATAATGCTACTGGTTTTTGTGTAGGGTGTTGGTAACTTGCATCTCTTTTTATATCCCATAAATTTGTTTCTGTTGTTACATTTAAAGTTCCATAAAATAAACACATTTCGTATTGATTTCGATAACCCTTACCTAAACCTACCCATTGTTTATTCCATATTATGACTTGCTTGGGTTTTCCAAACGATTTGTAAAAATTTGGATATGATTGCCAATTACAAAAAATGTAGGTATTTTCAAACCAATCAATAGCACTTTCTAGAAATTTTTCTAAATTTTCTCCTTTTAAATCATCATTTTTAATACCACCCCAATTTTTTCTTCTTTTTTCGTCAACTCTACTAACATACTCAACTCCGTAAGGTGGGTCAGTAAATATCATGTCAATATTTTTACCCTTTAATAAAATTTCTTTATTTTCTTTATTTGTGCTATCTCCACACATAAGCCTATGTTCGCCTAATTCATATATCTCACCTAATTTGGATTTAGGCTCTTTGGGCGGTTCTGGAACTTCATCCTCATCTGTTAAATACTCTTCATTATTGATTAACATTTTATCTAACTCTGATGAATCAAAACCCAATAAGTCTAAATCAAAGTCAACCTCTGACAAACCTGCTATTTCTAGGTTAAGCAACTCCATATCCCAAGTGCTATCCTCATTTATTCTATTGTCCGCTATCCTGTACGCTTTAGCTTGCGTTTCTGTTAAGTCCGCTATAACTGTAGGGACTCTTTTCAAACCTAGTTTTTTAGCACCCATAAGCCTTGTGTGACCTACTACAACCACCATATTTTTATCAACTACTATAGGTTGTTGAAAGCCATATTCATTTATAGAACTTGCCACCTTGTCTACAGCTTGGTCTTTTCTAGGGTTGTTGTGATAAGGTATAAGCTTGTCTATTGCTATGTTGTTTATTTTCATTTATTTTTTCCAAATTATTTAAAAAGTTCTTGTTGGTTTAAGGCTTCATTCCATTTTATAGGATTTTGCATTGAATCTATCTTTCTAGCCATTTTTTCTGGACATTTATTTAATGTTTTGAAGTTTCTTGCTACGTTTGTGCTGTCAGCTGATGAAAAAGGGTATTTAGTTCCACCTAAAGACAAACCCCTTAACATATGAATATTAGGAATATGTTTATATTTTTTCGCTAGGTTATTGAATACATAATCTATTCTCTGACACCATTGTAAAGAACCGACATTCCAATATTGTCCACTACTTCCAAAGCATACTCTAGGATAGCGGTCTAACAAAAAATATAAATAATCTATGTCTAATCCTATATGCCAAACTGGTGCGGATAATTCTGGTGGAAATGGGAACTCA